CGACCGCTACGCTTCAATCGGTCGGCGCAGGCGATGCTCCTTAAGGAATAACGATGAGCAAACTTCTAAAACGACTGCTCGGCCTTCTGTTTCCGGGGATTGACGGAGAAACTGATGAACCTGATCTTCCTGATCCTGACGCATCTGATCCCGGCGACGATGATCCTGACGATCTTCCTGAGCTGGACGACGATCCTGCTCCTGCGTCTCGCGCCGCGCCGCGCCGGTCTGCTGCTGACGAGCGTCTGGATCGCGTGGAAGCTGAACTCGAAGCGCGCAAGCGCGCTTTCGAAGCGACCCAGCGTACTCCCGCAGTAGATCCGGAATATCAGCGCGAGGAAGAGCGGCTCCGCAATCCAGAACTGACGGACATGGAGCGCTGGCAGATCAACGCCAACCGCACCTTGCGTGCCACGCAGCAGCAGGCGCAAATGGCGTTGCAGCAGGCGCAGGACATGTCCGACCGGGCGCGCTTCGAAGCCAAGCTGAACAGCGACCCGCGCCGCGCGAAGTACGCGGAGCGCGTGGAAGCGGAAATCCAGAAGGCCCGCGCCGCCGGTAACACGCAGGCGAGCCGCGAAGACGCTTACTACTGGATGCTCGGCAAGGATATCGCTGATGGCAAGCTCAAGGCCAAGCCGAAGGGCTCCACCGCGCCGAACGTCAACCGGGGCAAACCGGCGGGCGTGCGCAGCGACGTGCAAGGGCGCGGTCGGCCGCAATCGGATCGTGAGAAGCGCGCCGCGCGTCTCGCGGATATGAATATTTAACCCGCAGAGGAAACCATGAAACTGCTACATAAACTGGCCCTCATGTGGGCCTCGCTGTTCCCCGGTGTCACCAACCAGTCAACCAGCTTCACGGCTGACGTTGAAGCGTACATCCAGGAGGAAGTCGAACCGCTGGCCCGTCGCCAGTTGGTTGCGTATCAGTTCGGCAAGCCGCTGAAGCTCGATACGAATCGAGGCACGACCTACACGGCCTCACGCTACACACGTCTCCCGTTGCCGTTCGCGCCGTTGCAGGAAGGCGTGGCGCCTCCCGGCGAGGCGATGACGCTGCAACAGGTCTCGGCGACCGCGCAGCAATGGGGCGACCGCGTGATCATCACGGACGTGGCAAACCTGACCATCAAGCACCCGCTTTTCCAGCAGGCTTGTGAACTGGTCGCGCTGCAACTGCCGGAAACGCTGGAGCGCAACACGTTTAACACGCTGCTCGCCACAACCCAGGTGAACTACGCCAACGGTAAGGCCTCCCGCGCCAACCTGCTCGCGACTGACGTGATGACGCCGCATGAAGTGGATCGTATCGTCGGTTCGTTCCTGACCTACGGTGTGCCGCGCTTCATGGGCGATGAGCGTGAAGACATGATGATCGAAGCGGGCGCGTATCGCGATCCGTCGAAGTCACCCGCCGTCATGCAGCACTACATTGCGTTGATTCACCCGCTGTCGGCGCAGGACATGCGCGAAAACACGACCATCGCCACGGCGTGGTCGTACAGCGACATCAACCGCCTGTATAACAACGAGCTCGGACCGTTCAACGGCGCGCGCTTCGTCGAGTCGAACATGATGCCGTACTGGACGGGCGCCGCGCAGATCAATGGCACGGCCTCCACGTCGGGCGGCACGCTCGCGACCAATGCCGGTTACCAGATCATCGTGACCGCTGCGCCGGCCGCAACGTCGGTCGAGCAGATCATTTACCAGGTGTCGAGCGCAATCAGCGTTACGGGCCCGACAGGCTCGATCAGCGTCACGCTGCCAAACGTTCCGAACTACGTGTTCAGCGTGTACATCGGCACGTCAGCGACGCCGTCGAATCTCGCCACGGCTATCGGCCTGGGAGTACCTGTCACTGGCCCGCTGGCCGGTCAGGCTACGCAGCTTCAGCCGAACCAGACCGTCACGCTCACCGGTATCGGCGTCGCGCAAACGCCGCCGGCCGCTCCGGCAACCGGCGTCTCGGTGTTCCCGACGATCTTCATCGGCAACCACTCGTACGGTCAGGTGCTGCTCGAGAACCCCGAGTTCCATTACCTGACGGGCGCTGACAAGTCGGATCCGCTGAACCAGACCCGCGTTGTGTCGTGGAAGGTGTTCTACGGCTCGATCATCCTCAATCAGGCATTCCTTGCCCGGACTGAGGCAGGTTCTGCGTTCACGCCGGGTTACACTGCCGGCACCGTGACAACCCCGTAAGGAGCATAGATGCCCCCGCGCACTCCCAACAGCCCCCCGCCGCAAGGCGGTGAGGGCGAAGACTTCCTCGAAAAAGGCGAAGAGATTGTCGGCGATCCGATTGTCCCTGAAGAGACGGTCGCAGAGCTTCAGGCGCGAATCCGGCGCCTCGAAGCCGCACTCGCGCACTCCGATGAGCAGCGCGCGAAGTCCGAGGAAGACGCCTCGCGCCTCTCTGCGCAGGCCCAGTCGAGCATGTTCACGACCAATGTCACGGAGCGCTTCGCCCGCAAGTCGGACACGGGCGAAGACCTGTGGTGGTACCGTATCGACCTGGCCCCCTGCGGCGGAATCGACATTCGTGTGAACGGCGTGCAGTACGTGCATGGCGAGACGTACCTGTTCAACACGAACCTGCTGCGCAGCGTGAAAGAAATTATCTCGCGCACGTGGGGCCACGAAGCGAACATCCACGGCGAGAATGAAAACGTCTACAAACGGGCTCAGGACCGCGTATTGCGCGGCGCCGGCCGTCGATAAGAGGAACAGATGGACGAACCGAACGTAGTTTCTGGCAACTTCGCTATCAATCTGCCTGCACCGAACGGCGCAACGCTCTCGATCAGCGAGTACATCACCGTGGGCGAGTCGCTGGAGTCGTTGAACCAGCGGATGGACATCGCCCGCGAAGCGCTGGAGCGCCAGCAAGCCATTCTGGAAATTCCGGAACTGGGCAAGAAAGTCGAGATGCTGGAGAACATGCTGACCCAGCACCAGAAGGCTTACGCCGCATTGCTGGAGAAGAAAAAGGTGCGCGCGAAGCTCGCAAGCGCTGAAGAAAGCCAGCTCACCAATCTGCCCGTCCAGATCAAGTCGATCACGACCGAACTGGAGAAGGGCAAGGCGAAGATCGCGGAAGTGAAGAAGGCGGCGTAATGGCTTACCTCCAGGCCCAGCAGATTGTCAACCTCGCATTGCAGATTGCGAAGTGCCCTGGCTTTACCAGCCAGGGCGGACAGTTTCTGAACATGACCCTGGAGGACTTGTGGCTGCACCGTGACCTGAAAATCAACCGGGTCACGGAGTTCATCACGGTGCAAGCCAACCTGTACGGCCCGTTCCCGCTTCCGACGAACTATCTGCGCACGTACGACCTGTTTTTCGAGCAGAACAACCTCCCCTACTTCCTGAATCCGATCAGCACGCAGGAATACGATGCGGAGTTCAAGGACCCGTCGATTGCGAACTATCCGTACGAGTTCATGACGATCCTGTACGACGAAGACACGGCCCTCGTGCAGAATCCGCCCTCCGCCGGCCAGCTCTTCATCTACCCGCAATCCAGCGGGCAGATTGTGCTCACGCACCGTTACATGGTCCGCCAACCGGACATTACGGCGCCGGAAAGCTCGACCGTCATACCGTGGTTTCCCGATCAGGACTACCTGATCACGGCCACTGCTGCGCGGCTCATGCAGATCACGGACGATACGCGCCGTGACAAGTTCCTCGCCGATATGGAGAAGATGCTCCGTACGCACCTGATCATGGAAGGGGATGAACAGCAGGTCGTCAAGTCGGTCAAGCTCGATCCCCGGCGCTTCCATACGAATCGGACCTTGAAGCCGACTAAAATCACCGACTAGGAGGCCGTGTGGCAATTCGGGACGGCAAGCCGGTACGCTTCACACCGAAAGGTCTTTGCGATGCGTTCGATTCCACGGATGCGTTCGCAGGCGCCTGTGCGCTACTGTCTAATCTCGTTTTCGATCAGGCCAACCCGGAAGTCATCGTGAGCCGCCCTGGCGTCGGCTCACCGCAGACTTCCTTTGCAGGGTTCACGACTCCGACCTTCGTCTCTGTGCAGATCACCATCGGCACGATGGTGTATGGCATGGTCTCGAGTAGCCGCAATCCCGGCAACGATGAACCGTTCGCTTATAACCTGCTCACGAACACCTTCATCCCGATCACCGGCGTGACTTCGGGCAACACACCCGCGTCTCCCGCTACGTCGGGCGCGTGGACGCCGCCCACGATGGCCGTAGTGAGCACGTACATTCTCGTCACTCATCCGGGGTTCAGCGGCGCAGGCGCCAACATCTTCGGCGCGATCAATATCGCGAACCCGGCCGCTCCCGCGTGGACCGCACAGGACCTCGCCACGAATCCGATGGGTCACGTACCTACATCGGTTGCGAACTTCAATAACCGGGCGTACTTCGCTTACGGCGCGACCGGCAACCATCTTGCGCTGAGCGATCCGCTTGCGCCGCTCACGCGCACGAATGCTTCGCAGGACCTGACGATTGGCGATACAACGCCGATCACCGCGCAGTCCGGTTTGCCTGTCCAGACCATCTCGTCAGGCGTGATCGGCGCACTGGTCGTGTTCAAGGCCTTCAGCATCTGGCAGATCACGGGCGACCCGGCAACCAGCAACCTGGGTGAGAACTTCATTACGTTGACGACCGGTTGCGCCGCGCCGCGCAGCATTGCGCTGACGCCATTCGGAATCGTGTTCGTGGGCGTGGATGCACCCTACGTGCTGAACTTCCTGGGCACACTCGCGCCGCTTTCGCACACCCCCGGCGCCGATGGCGCACCGGATCTGCAAGTGCCTTTCCAGAACGCTACAACGCCATCCCGGATCGCGGCATGCTTCTCAGGCAACATCTATCGGGTATGCCTCGCCACCTCGATACAGGGCGTCGCGCAAACAAACGACTACTGGTACGACATCCGGCGCAAGCGCTGGAACGGGCCTCACTCCTTCGTCTACGATTGCGCCTCGCAGTTCGGAAACGCCTTCATCCTGTCGGGCGCGGCGCAAGGCGCGGCGCTCTTCGAGGGGCCAAGCCTGAATACGCCTTCGAGCGTCTACAGCGATAATGGCACGGCGATCCAGTGCCATCTGCGCTCGTCTTCGTTCCCCAAGACCCAGCAGATGGCTGAAGTGCAGGTAGTCGAATCCACGATAGAGTTCGCGGCGTCGGGAACCTCGGTCAACTACAACATTAACGGCATCGACGACCAGAACAACATCATCGACTCGACCTTCGTGAAGACGCCACCACAAGGCATCGTGTGGGGCGGCGGGGCGGTGTGGGGCGGCGGGGCGGTATGGACCTCTGCGCAGGCGATACCGCACGTCTACAACATCCCGTGGACAATTCCCCTGGTATTCCAGAAGATGGCACTCGACGTGATGGCCCCGGCTTCCAGCGGCATCTCGATTGGAACATTCTTCGCCCGGTACCAGAACACCGGCTATACCAACAGGGGTTAGCACATGGCTATTATCGGAACGCTTCCAAACAACATCCAGGATGGGCAGGCGGTAGACGCGAGCCCCGTCATGGCTGACTTTAACTTCATCGTCAATCAGGTCAACGCGAATGCGATGCCCCTTGGGACGATATCTTCCGGCGCACTGGTCGGGTTCCAGGTTTTCTCCGCGCCCGGAGCGTTCACCTATACACCAACAACCGGCGCGAACTCGTTCATCGCTGAAATCCTCGGCGCGGGCGGCGCGGGCGGCGGCGCACCGACATCAATAAGCTCTGCGGCGGCTGGAGGGGGCGGGGGCGCAGGTGCATACGCATTATACCGGCGCGTTGGCAGTCTCACCGGGCTTACCGGAAGCATCGGCGCGGGCGGGGCATTCAGTACGGGCAGCGGTGGTACAGGCGGCAACACCGTTTTTGCAGGGATTACTGCGGGAGGCGGCACCGGCGGAGCTACGGTCGTGTCAGGCTCAGCGGGCGTACTGGGTGCCGCCGGTATTGGAGGCACCGTAGCAGGAGGAAGCCTGAACGTTACCGGCGCAGCGGGTGATTTCGGTTTTGCGATCACGGCGTCCAGCGCGATATCAGGCAAAGGCGCAGGCACACGCTGGGGCGCAGGCGGTCAGGCTTTCGGCGAAAACGGAACGACGCTGCTCCTGGGCTCAGCGGGAGGTCTCGGAGCCGGCGGCGGCGGTGCTCTAGGTATCAACTTTAACGGCACGGCCGTAGGCGGAGCCGGCGGCGGCGGCCTCGTCCTCATTTACGAATTCGCATAAGTCATGAAAACCGGGGAAAATAATGAGCGAGAGAACGCTTACCGAAGGCGATGTGAAAGCGATTGTTGACGAACTGGAAAAGCGCGCCACGCAGCGATTTCAGGTCAACGTAGGGCGCGGGGTGCTGGGCCTCGCCTGGAAAGCGGCACTCTATCTCACGATCTGGCTGGCGGCGTACGGCGCCGCTGGCGGGTTCAAGAAGTTCTTTAACTGAGGTGCGCGATGGACTATACCGGCGAGACACTGACCGAGCGGTTCGAAGGCTGCTCGCTGACCGCCTACCCTGATGTCAAGGGAACTTGGACAATCGGCTACGGCCATACCGGCGGCGTTCAGCCGGGGCAGACCTGTACGCAGGAGCAGGCTGACGAGTGGCTACAGATCGACATCCAGGGCGCGGTTCGCACGGTGCAAACGCTGGTCAAGGTACCGCTCACGCAGGATGAGTTCAATGCGCTGGTTGACTTCGTTTTCAATATCGGCAGTGGCAACTTCGCGGCCTCGACCATGCTCGCGCGGCTCAACCTGAGCGATTACGCAGGCGCCGCCGCGCAATTCGAGCGCTGGGACCTGGCTGGCGGCAACGTGATTCAGGGTTTGCTTAACCGACGCATCGCGGAGGAAAACGAATTCAATGAACACTGATACCCTCAAGGTTATTTGTGGCGCGCTCATGGGCGCCGTATGGATCGGGTTCGTGATCCACCCGATGCCGGGTTGCGATGCGATAATCGACTATTGCAAAAACGGTTTGATTGCGCTCGGCGCGTATCATTTCGGCACGACGCGAGGCACGCCGGCCGCACCTACCTTTCCCGCCTCAAACTGAAGGAACTGAAATGACCACGCTTACCGCAGAACAGGTTTTCTCGCAGCTCGCCCAACTCGCCCAGCAAGACATTTTCCAGAACGCCGTGCCTGTGATCAGCTCGACGCTCGCCAACATCCAGGCGAACCCGGCGGAGTGGACGAATCCGCTTTCCGCTGGCCTGCTCGCCAACCAGTTCCTCGTGAACCTGACCGCGACCCTCCCGAACCTGCAAAACTCCGCAGTGGCTGGCGCCGCGCAACTAGTCGGCGCGATCCTGACCGCAGTAAATACGAAGCTGGTAGCGGCGGCCGGTACCGTCACGCCCGCATCGGTCGGTGCGGAGATTGGCGGCGCCATCGCGACGCCTGCTCCCTCGGCTGCACCGGTGAACTGACATGGGTGCTATCACCCTCCAGTTCGTCGGTAACGACTCGCTAGGCTCAAAGCTGATCGAGTGGTACGACCATGGGCAGTATTCGCACGTCGACACGGTCTTGCCTGACGGCTCGCTGCTCGGCGCGCGGAACGATGTGATCGGCTCGATCCCGGCGGGCGTCCAGATCCGCCCCGCCGGATACGTGCTCGGCGACCGCATGAAGCGGGTCGTGCTTCCCTGTTCGGACGCGAAGGAGCAGAACTATTACGACTTCGTGCGCGCGCAGATCGGCAAGCCCTACGACCAGAAGGCTATCGCGGCTTTCTTCACCGGGCGCGACTGGCGCAACGAGGATCAGTGGTTCTGTAGCGAGCTGGTCGCAGCGGGCCTCGAAGACGCTACGGTGTTCTGTCCGCTGTCGGCGCCGGTGAACAAGATTGCGCCTGACGATCTGCTGCTCGTGATTTCCGCGATGGTTATCATATGAGGCACATGGTCAAGATCGCGCAGGGTATCGACACGGCGCCACTGCTGCTCGCGCTTGCGCGCCAGCCACGCCTGTGGAACCGGCACGGGATGCGCACGGAATATGCGCAGAGTCCGCATGCGCAGGCCGATGATATCTGGTTGCGGTTCAATGACGAAAAGCCGTTCAAGGAAGCGGGCGACTACTCCGGGATCAGCGATCAGCATGACTCGATCTTCTACCCGGAGTGGTATGCCCTGCCCCAGGCGCGGCCTATCGTCTACGGCCTCATGGCCCGCGTCGAGGGAACGCGTCTCGGTGGCGTCCTGATCACGCGGATTCCCCCCGGCGGCCGCATCCTGCCGCACGTGGACGACTCGTGGCACGTGAAGCATTACAATACGAAAGTTTATGTGGTCCTGCAAAGCAATCCGCAGTGCGTGAACCGCGTCGAGGATGAGCAGGTCGTAATGGCCCCCGGCGAGGCATGGTACTTCGATAACACGAAGGAACACGAAGTGGTGAACGACGGGCCGGACGACCGGATCAGCCTTATCGTTTCGATCAGGTGCGAGAAATGATCAGCTTTCACAATATCGGCGGCGTGATCCTCCGGGAGGAAAAGCTCGAAGCCGGTCAGGAAGTGGAGAAGCACGTCCACGCTTACGATCACCTGAGCTATCTCGCGAGTGGCCGTGCGCTGGTCGAGGTCGACGACGTGCTAGGCATCGTGCAAGGCCCCGCGCCGCTCGAGATAAAGGCAGGACAGAAGCACCGGATCCAGGCCATTACCGATATCACGTGGCTATGCATCCACGCGGAGGCGATTGCCGACCCGGAAACACTGAACAGGGAGTAGATCATGCCTTTTGCCGTCGCTGGACCCGTACTAGGCGCTGTCGCTGGCGCAGGGGTTTCATCTGCGCTAGGCCCAAGCTCGCAGGCAAGCGGCGGCGGGTCGAACCTGTACACGCCCACGGGTCTCGGTACCGCCGATCAGACGTGGCAAGGTTTGCTCGGTAGCGAGTACAACAACTACAACCTGGCTAACCTTAGCCAGTACGGGCAGCAGTCGCTTGACCAGGGGCTTGCAAACCAGTCGATCTACACGCCGATGCTCACGCAGGGCGCGTATAACGCGAGCGGGGCGCTTGGCACGCTCGGCCAGCAGCTGGGCGGCGCTTCCGGTACGGAATTCAATGCCGCGAACCAGATTTACAACACCGCTTTCGATCCTCAAAGCGCGCTGTTCAACCAGCTATCGAACCAGCAGCAGCAGCAAAGCGGCGCCACGAACTCGATGTACGGGCTCGGCTCTTCCGGCGTGGGCGCGGGCATCGCGAACCAGAACCAGCAGAACTTCGATATCAACTGGCAGAACCAGCAGTTAGGCCGCCAGACCCAGGGGCTTCAGGCCATCGGGCAGGCGTACGGACAGGCAGGCCAGCTCGGGCAGGCCGGGGCACAAGCCACGCTTCAGGGTAGCCAGTTGCCTTACCAGATCGCGCAGGGACTCGCCGCAGCGCCGGGGCAGCTCGGGAACACCTATGGACAGTTCCTCCAGTCGAACGTGTACAACCCGGCGCAAGGGATGGAAAGCCAGATCATCCCGTATCTGAATTACGGTCAAGGGGCCACGAGCAACGCCTACAATGCGGCATCGAACAGCGCAGGCGCGCTGGGTAGCGCGGTCTCGCAAGGGATCGGCGGCCTGGGTACGTCACTGCAAAACGCTGGCGGCTTCGCGAACCTGTTTGGCGGGACGACCGGCTCCTTTGGCGGGGGTAACTTCTCCGGAGCGTTCAACTCCAATCCGTACTACAGTGGCGGCGGTAACTCATACGGCTTCACGAGCTAGGGGGCATCATGGCAGGACTTGGCGGCCTTCCCGCATTCCTCCAGTACCAGCAGGCGGCGCAGCAACAGGCGAACCAGAATCAGGCAGCGCAAATCCAGCTTGCCCAGTTCCAGCAGTCGCAGGCCCAGCAACGCCAGCAGCAAGCGGCAATGGCGGCGGCGGGTAACGCGCTGCCTCAACTGCTGGCCAGCGGCCAGGCAGGCTCGCCGCAGCAAGGGCAGATGCCGCCCCCGCCACAGCCTCCGCAACCCGGACAGGCGTCGCAGCCCCAGCAAGCCCCGCAACAGGCTGGCGCACCCCTGCCGGGGCAAGGTCCTGCACCGGGTCCGGTGCGCCCGCCCCTGCCGCCGTTTCGCCCGATGCCGACCACGCCTAGCCAGGCGCAAACTGCGCCTCAGGGTGCTATTCCTGCGCCTCCGGTACCGCAGGCCGCGCCGCCCCAACAGCCCCAGCAAGGGCAGGGCGGTCCTTTGACCCTGCAAAGCGCAATCAAGGTCTTGCAGGATCAGGGGCTGTCCGGCGCCGACCTGATGGCAGGGTTGCAGCAACTGACGCCATTGCTCGATGCGCAAGCCAAGCAGCAGGCGACGCAGGCGCAGCAGCAGTTCAACGACCAGTTGCAACTCGCGCGGCTTGCGGATCAGAAAGACGCGATTCAGGAGCGGGCGCGCGAAGCGGATCAGCGTTCGAAAGATACCCAGTTGGGTATCCAGGAGCGAGCGCAGGCCGCAGGCGAAGCCGCGAAGATGCGTTTGCTAATCGCGGAAATGGTTCACGGTGGCGGGGCCGCAATTCCCGCCGCAGAACCGGCGGATGCGCTTAACCCGAAGGCAGCAGCAGGCTACTCTGCTGAAGCACTCAAGGCGCTGGGGGAGGACTATGCCCAGCGCGGACCGGCGGCACTCGCCGGGTTTGGGCGGGGCAACCTGCCGCCTGCCGCCCGTGCTGAAGTGGTCAACTATGCTGCGGCGAAGAATGCGCAGAGTGGCGGCAACTTCGCGACCAACGCAATTCAGTACAAGGCCGACACCGCCGGCGCACAGGTGAACGCCAAGCAGGCGGCCAAGGTGGATGCATCGGCTAACGCCCTGACGCAGCCGGAAGGCATCGGTGACCAGTTCCAGGGTGCTATCGATGCCCTTGACCGGACTGGAATTCCGATTGCCAACGAGGCGCAGATGCAGGCGTTACGCCTATCCAACGATCCGCGCGTCGCGACTTACGATACGGCAAAGAACGGCGTTGTGTCGGAAGTCGCGCAGATCCTCGGCCGTGGCCAGGTCACCGTGAACTCGATGGAAGAGGCTCGCAAGGTAATCGATGGCTGGCATACTTCCGACCAGGCGCGAGCCGGTCTTGCCCAGCTCAAACGCGAGGCCGCGACCACGGTCAAGGCGTCGAGCGAGGAAGTGGCCAAGTCGGCTCGCACGCCGAAGGGGCAACCCGGCCTTAAAACCGCGCCCGTCGCTGGCGAAACACGTACGATTGGCGGCAAGACCTATGTGCAGCAGAACGGTAAATGGTACGAGCAATGAAAGAAGTCACTGACCCCTCCGTTCTCGCGCAGCTCAACGCTCCTTCCAGCGGTAAGGAGGTGACCGACCCTGCGTTGCTGTCACAGCTCAATGCTGCGCCCGCCAGTCCGCTCGACCGCTTGCCGCCGGACGTATCCCCCGGTAACCAGCAACCAAAGACTGCTGACGACATCGCGCACCGGATTCTCGGGCTCGGCGAGGCCGGTCTGTCGGCGGCCACGGGCGCGGTGGGCGGCGCGGCCGGCCAGTTGTACGGCATCGGCAAGACGCTTGCAAGCGGCAAGTTCGGCACGCAACAGGGCGTCCAGCAAGGCGAGCAGGCGGGCGTGAACCTTGCGAACAAGCTCACCTACCAGCCGCGCACGCAGACTGGCCAGGGGCTCACGGAAGACGTAGGCAAGGCGTTCGAAGCGTCTCGCCTTCAAGGCTTACCCGTCGAAGCCGGAACCCTGGGCCGGATTGGTGAAGTGCCGCGAGGGGCTTTGGCAACGGGAGAAGGCATCGCAGACGTAGCGGGTAAGGCAGGGCAGGCCGCTGGTAAGGTAGCGGCAAAGGCACTCCCTGAAGTCGATCCTGAGACGGCGACGCTTGCGCGCGCTGCGCATTCTATGGGCATCCGACTGACGCCCGACCAGGTGGTGGGCGGCAAGTACAGCAAGATTGCAGGCGAAGGCTTGTCGTCAGTTCCTCTGTCGGGCTCCAACGAAGCCGCCAATAACGCCGCGTTTCTTCAGAACCTGTCCAAACAGGCGGGGGTGAACGGTCCCAAGCCGACGCCCAAAGCGTTTGGCGAAGCAACGGAACGCGTCGGGTCCGGTATCGGCGCACTGAACGAAAAGTACGATCTTCCGCTCGACCGCAGGACAATCTCCAGCCTCAAACTGGGCGAGCGGCGCAACTCGCCCGAAACCGTCGGCGCGGTGAACGGTATAGTCAAGCGCATACAGCAGAAGGTCGAAGGCGATAATCTTAACGGTACTGACTTTCGCAAGATCAACACCTTGATGAATGACAAGATCAAGGCGACTTCGAACGCCGATACGAAATACGCGTTGCAGAGGCTGCAAAACAAGCTGCTGAACATCCAGGCTGAGCAGATGCTGCCCCCTGATAAGGCACAACTCCAGGTACTTCGTCGTCAATATGCGATTCAGCGCACTATTGAACCGCTCGTGGCCAAGAGTCTCACAGGAGACATCGCGCCTTCTGCGCTGCTCGGCGCGATCAACGCAACGAAAGCGGGCAAGGCTGCAATGGCGCGCGGCAAGGCCGGTGAGTTCGGCCAGCTTGCGGCAATCGGGAATCGCTTCCTGAAGGAGCCGAAGTCGTCAGGCACTGCTGAACGCCGGTTGATTCAGGGCGTACCGCCAGCGCTCGCCAGCGCGCTGGGGGCGGGCGCCGGTGTCGCAGGCGGGGCATCGGCACTTCCGGCCATCCTGGGCGGCATTGGCGCCACGTATGGCGCGGCTAACCTGTACAACCGCGCAGGCCCTGCGCTAACGAATGCTTTGATCAGCCGGCCACCTCAGTGATGCTCGTGCGCAGCTGACAGGAACATGCCCACGAGCATCCCGAACATGATCGCAGGAAAGAATCCGATGTGAGCGCAGATCAGGCAGAAGCCGCAGATAAGCGCGCAGCCCAGCAGGAATTCGAAAAAGCCTTTCATGGTGATCTCCCCGGTTGTTACGACCACTATAGCAATTGCAAAATGAAAATACTAGTCATAGATGTCGGATCGAACGCGCTCGACCTGTGCATGCGCTGGCAGATGCAGGGCCATACCGTGAAGTGGTACGACAAGCCGCGTCCCGATGGCACCGACCGCCATGCGGGTGAAGGCATCGTGGAGAAAATCCGCGATTTCAACGATCTGCGAAAGAAGTGGATCGGCTGGGCCGATCTCATCTACACGCCTGACAACGTGTGCTATCTCGATCTGCTGGAGCCCTACCGCAAGATCGGCTACCCGATCCATGGGTGCAATCTCGAAGCTGTGGAGTGGGAGCTGGACCGCGAAGTCGGGCAGAAGGTCATGGAAGAGTGCGGCATGCCGATCATCCCCGGCAAGACCTTTCACGACTACGATTCAGCAGCGGCTTACGTAAAGAAGGAGGGTAAAGCGTTCGTCTCCAAGCCTTCCGGCGACGGCGAGCGTGCAATGTCCTACGTCGCGAATAACGCGGCGGATATGGTCTACATGCTGGAGCGTTGGAAGAAGATTCCGAAGTACGTGAAAGCGGCCCGCGAAGAGGGGTTTATTCTCCAGACAAAGATAGACGGAATGGAAATGGCTGTCGGAGGCTGGTTCGGCCCCGCTGGCTGGAGCGCCGCCGGGTGGGTTGAAAATTTCGAGAACAAGAAACTGATGAATGGCGATCTCGGGGTCAACACTGGCGAAATGGGCACAACCGTCCGGGTTGTTCGAAAAAGCAAGCTGGCGGATATGGTCCTTAAGCCAGCTACGGAGCACCTGAAGCGCGTTGGGTATGTCGGCTATGTCGATGTGAACTGCATGATAACGCACGATGGAACCCCTTATCCGCTTGAATGGACGATGCGCGACGGCTGGCCGATCCGCCACAACCTGACCGCGCTCATTGAAGGCGATCAGGCCCAGTGGATGCTCGACCTGATCAATGGCAAGGATACGCTGAAGGTAAAGCGCGACACGGTCTGCATCTCCGTCCTGATGGCACTTCCCGACTTCCCCTATTCGAAGATCACGAACAAGGAACTCTGCGGAATCCCGATCTATAATGCGGAAGACCTCGACCATCTGCACTACTCCGAAGTCATGATCGGCGTGGCGCCGCGTGAAGTGAATGGAAAAGTCGTAAGTCTTCCGGGTCCTGTGACAGCAGGAGACTATGTCCTGATTGCGACAGGTACCGGAGAGACCATAACTGGAGCTCGCCGCAGTGCTTACAGTTCGATAAAGAAAGTGAAAATACCAAATTCGCCTTTTTACAGGACGGACATAGGAGCGGGACGCTTAAAGAAGCAGTTACCAGGCCTTCAGAAACTTGGATATGCAACGGGTCTTTCTTACTAGGAACTGTCATGGATTGTGGCCTCTGCGGTCGCGCTGTTTGTGAATGCTATGCCGAACTGATCAGGAGAAAAGATCATGCCTATGAAATCGAAAGCTCAAAACCGCGCCATGCATGCCGCGGCTTCCGGGAAGTCGAACCTCGGCATTCCGAAGAAGGTAGGGAAAGAATTTGTCGGTGCGCAGCACGGCAAATCGTTAAAGGGTTTGCCTGAAAAGAAAAAGGCCAAAAAATGACTGGCCGTACGCGCCGCGCGGGCGGCATCTCCGAACAGGCGATCAAGACCGCGCTTACCGAATCAAAAGGGGATCTCTTCCTCGCCGCCTGCGCGCTCGACTGCACCGCTCGTGAGCTCGACCTGTACATCCGGCGCAGCGCTTCCCTCCAGGCTTTCGCTAGCGCTATCGAGACGGTAAAAGTCGATCCGGCATACTCGCGCCTGAGTACCGAGCAGTTCGAAAATCAGGTTGCGGATCTCGTACGTGCTTTCCGCCTCGACGGCATAAAGGAAGTCCACAAGCTCGCGACTATGGAGTTCGGAGATAGCGCCGCCCTCGCCAAAGTCAAACTCGATGCTGCGCTGGCGCTCACAGGAAGCGCCAGTTCGCGGACCGGTAACAGCGAGTCGGAGAACGCCCTCGCTGAATTGAATGCTCTTTATCATGCCAATGCTCCAAGGATTAAAGAAATACGCCAAACAGTGATTACGCTTCGGGATGATCGGGAAGCGACTCCACTAACGATCGAACAGCGGCAAGATCCTTGAGCGCCTGTTCGCGCTCCTTTCTCAGTGCCCGCCAGTTCGGTTCCTCACTCGGGTAGTGCTGTATCTTCTTCAGACTGATATAGCCGAAGCGCGCCATCTCTTCAACCATCGCCCGGTGGCCGGCCTTCGTGATTTCCGCACGTGGCAGGCAACCCGACACTAGCCAGTCCCACGACGGCATGAACTCATCGCGCTCGGGCGCGAGGCGCTTCTGGATATACCAGTGTTCCTTCGGCTTCAGGCGCATCTTCATGTAAATCACCTGCTGGATTGGCCATCCCGATTCGCGCGCTACTTCTCCGTTCGTCATCTGCTGGCCGCCGCACACCTGCCATATCTCGCGCAGGTGCTCGCTGGTCGGGGTGTGCAGGTCCACGTATTCGTCGTACACGGTCCACGAGACCGGATCGGGTATGACGGCATACTCACGCGTGGCGGACGCCACCTGATCGATTCTGGCAAGCCGCAAGGGGCATTCTACGAACACCAGGGCGTCGCATTCCCAGGCGGTGTTCGTGGTGTCGACCAGCACGCCGCCGCTCACCTTCCACTTTTCAACCTGTCGGCCGTCAGGATCAAGAGACGGCATGGTCTGGCGAAGCGGAAGATCGAGCAGCTTCGAGCTGTCGAAAATCGCAGGCCGGTGCAGGAAGTATGAGCGGTTCAGCACCACGTGCGTGAACTGCTCGTGCGCGCGATGAACCGAAGCCGACAGATCGGTTGTCTTGAAGAGTTTCATGCTAGCCAGATGACCTCGTTAGAGGCTTTGCCGCCGCTTACAGATTCGTTCGCTTTAGCGGCGTAAAAAAAGTCAAAGGGTAACCAGTTCGCGCCTTCTTGCTCGCACACAATCGTCTGCCCTTGTCGATCTCTACACCACTTCCCTAAAGCGTCGAAATCCAGCTTTTGCGATCCGAAACGGTATCTGGACCCGGCTTTGACGTACGGCGGATCTACAAACCACGTGGCTTTCATATTTGGCGCCTCTGTAAAATCGCCTTCTAACACCCGCCAGTGCTTAATGTGCTCTACCTGCGAAGCGATCCGTTCTATGGACATTTCACCCCATGACCATCGGGCGTACCGTGGGTCGCGCATCCAAGCGGAGGCCGTTCTATTAGGGTGCGCCGCGCCGCGAGTAATCCAGAAACCCGCTAGATTTCGCGCGTCATCGCAAGGCCATTCCACGTCATCGATGGCGCCGCTAGCGGGCAGGCGGGGCAAATCGCGGATATCTGAAGGGCTGGCGGAAATAAGCCACCTCCAGATGCCGGCGATCAGAGGGTCTTTTTCGATGAGAAAAATATCTTTCTCGGGATAACGAAGAGAGTAGCCTGCTGCCCCAGCGAAGGGCTCGATAATCACACCGTGGCGGGGAGACGGATACCGTGGCGCGATCCGCCACTTGCCGCCAAAGTACGTCCAGAAAGGGCGAAGAGATTTCACAAATCGTACTCCCGGACTTCAGGCATACCGAGCGCGCGGCGGGCCGCGTTGCGCACTTCGTGCGTGACCGCGTGCGCCAGGTCGTCAGGGTTGAGCAGCCGGCGCGCGAATGCCGCAAGGTCGATCAGAGGTTTCGTATCGCTACGCAGTGGCGCGTAGAGGCCATTGGGTGAACCTAAGACAGGGAGGGGATCTTGCGCCTGCTGTTGCGCGGCTTGGCTCTTCAAACCGGTCATTTCGTCAAAGCGCTTAATACCTAGGTGCTGATGCAAGTCGTGGATCTTCACCGCTCCGTTGTCCATCCGCTTCTCCAGTGCTTCAATACGCTTCACCGCCAACCGGATCGCGTCATCCATAAACATCCGCGCGCCAAAGAACTCGCCAGCTTCCATTACTTTCTCCTTTTCATCGCCTTCATAAGAACTTCCTGCACCGTCGCCTTGCTTTCAAGGCGCTCCAATACGTCGAAGTCCACCGTATCGTTTGCCAGTATGTAATGAATGAATACCGGCCTGTCATGCCCTGCCTGCAACTGGCGGACAGGGCCTATCCGCTCGATGATCTGTTGGTGCTCTTCAAGATTCCAGTTCACCGAGAAAAACACGAGGATGTTGCCACCATCCTGTAAGTTAAGACCGTGGCCAGCGCTAGCAGGATGAGCAAACAAAACCGGAATTTTCCCCGCGTTCCAGCTTCTAATAGTTTCTGGATCGGAATCAAGCACGCGGCCGCGAGGAAAAGCGGCGCGCAGACGATGCAGATCAT